ATCATCACCTAACCAATGAAGACGAAATTATATTACATAATGCTCGGTGCCTTACTCGGCTCTGTAACAGTTCTTCTGATGTCGATATTAAATCTTATATTAATAAGTTGTATCGGCTATTCCTTCATGTCAGTAAGTTTCTTAGGAATTGGCATCTGCCTTCCATCGGTGATAATCTTGATCCTTATGCCAATCGTATTATGTTTATCGTCAAAACTGGAATAGAATATGAGACGAAAAAAAATTATGAAAGTCTACGAGATGCATATAACATCCGTGCCCAATACCCTGAAATCTCAGATTGTATGTTTGCGTTGCCTCAGAACGGGCAAGAGATTGATGTCTTGTCGAATATTTCACGTGAAACAATTCAGATCCTTGACCAACTCAGGTTCCGTAGTGCAACATTCTGTCGTGATATGATTAAGCATAAGAAGCTTAATGATGCTAATAATATATTTAACCGTATGGTCTAATTTAAATTATTAATTATGAGTGATTTTAACCCACTAGACCGAGCGAGAGTTGCCGTACATCGCTCTTCCTTTGATTTGTCTAGTAAAAAATTGTTTACGGCAAAAATCGGAGAAATTCTTCCGTGCTATTGGCAGATTGCCATTCCTGGTACTAAGTATCGTATTTCTTCTGACTGGTTTACCCGTACTGTCCCCGTGAATACGGCTGCTTATACGCGTATCAAGGAATATTATGACTTCTACGCTGTGCCGTTACGACTGATTTCTCGTGCGCTCCCACAGGCATTTACCCAGATGTCGGACTATATGACTTCTGCTGCTTCTAATTCTGCTAATACATCACAGTTATCTAGTGTTCCCTATGCTCCGGTTGGTAATATATCTGCTGAAATCCAGGCTCGTGTAACTGCTAATACTGTTGATGACGCTGGTTTTGGCTTCGCCTACGGCTCTTGTAAGCTATTGGATATGCTTGGTTATGGTTCATTTATTGGTACTGGAAATGCTAAAAAGAAAGATATTACCATGCAGTATCTTGGTCTTGATACCACTTCGTTGTCGGATTCTCAGAATCCACTTATTTACGGTACTTCTATTAATTTGAACCTTCTTCCTATTTTTGCCTATCAGAAAATCTACTTCGATTTCTTCTCCAATTCTCAGTGGGAAAAACATTTGGCTTATTCTTATAATGTCGATTATTGGGACGGCGGGAGTTCTGTTGAGATTTCTGCCGATATGATTAAGTTGCGCTATGCGAACTATCCTAAGGATTATTTCCTCGGCGTGCTTCCCGCTTCTCAGTATGGCTCGGTAGCTGTTCTGCCTTCTTCTCAAATGTCGTCTGAGCCTTCTTCCCGCGTGATTGCTTCTTCTGGTGTTATTGGTGGTACTAATTCTGCTGTTAACAATCCTGCTAATACTACAAATGTTGTTACTTCTAGCGCTTATACTTCTATTCGTGGTTTACAGGTTAACTCTGACCTATCCGCTCTCTCAATCCGTGCAACTGAATACTTACAGCGCTGGAAAGAAGTAGTACAATTTAGTAGTAAGGATTATTCAGACCAGATGGCTGCTCAGTTTGGCATTAAAGCCCCTGAATACATGGGTAACCATGCCCACTATATTGGAGGTTGGTCTAATGTTATCAATATTAATGAGGTTTTGAATACTAACTTGACTGCTGATAACTCTCAAGCTGTTATCGCTGGTAAAGGTGTTGACTCTAAGTCTGGTCATGTTATTAATTATGATTGTGGTGCTGAGCATCAGGTAATTATGTGTGTTTATCATGCTGTTCCTCTGCTCGACTGGTCGCTTAAAGGTCATAATCCTCAGTTGCTATGTACGTCTGTTTCTGACTTCCCCCAACCTGCATTCGACCAGTTAGGTATGCAGCCTGTTCCTTCTCTGGCGCTTAATAATAGTCCGTCCTCTCCTACTGGCAATATTGGTTATAATCTTCGCTATTGGCAGTGGAAATCTGCTGTTGACACGGTTCATGGTGCATTTCGTCCTGCTGCTGCTTATCAGTCTTGGGCTGCTCCGCTTCAAGGTTCTCAGGTTCAGGTTTCTGGTCAGTCTTCATTGAGTTATCAGTCATTTAAGATTCGTCCTCAACAGCTGAATTCTATATTTGAGCCGCAGATTACTACTAGTAATTATAATGTGGCTTATGACCAGTTATTATGTAATGTTAACTTCCAAGTGTATGCTGTACAGAACTTGGATAGAAATGGTTTACCTTATTAATTGTGTGTCGTTATGAGAAATTTTGCTTATGTAAATCCTGAGTTTGAACAGGATAGTGTTACTCCTGAATTGATTGAGGGAAATCCCTGTTATGAAGCTAGTGTATATGATTCGGTTATGCTGGAGGAATTGTCCGACGGCTCGTATATGTATATGGATATGACTTCTATTCTCCTTAACCAGGAGAAGTATCGTCGTCTTCTTGGAGATATGAATGTGAATAATATCTTAGCTCAAATGCATCCTACTCAGTCTACTACTATGGATAGTATGACAGATGAGGAACGGTTTGACTGTGTCATTTCTCGGCATTGTCAGACGATGTCTGAAAGACAAGCTGTTTTACGGCAATTGGCTAGCGAGAAGTCAGAATTATCCGCTATTGCTGAGTCTATGCTGGCAGAGAATAAGGCAGCGCCGTCTACGGATCCCGCATCTGCCTCTAGTGCTCAATGATTGGTTCAATATTGGGTAGCATGATTAATTCTATGTCGCAGTCCAATGCGAATGCGACAAATGAATTAATCGCTACACAGAACCGTGTAGCTGCCCAGAATGAAGCCCAGTTGTCTCGGCAATGGCAAAAGTATATGGTTGATTATCAGAATCAGTACAATTCTCCTGCTGCTCAGATTGTCCGCGGTTTGAATCCATTTGTTAGTTCGACTGGTGCGGGTGCTTCTGCTTCTCCTGGTTCTTCTCCTCAGGCTACTATTCCCTCTACTCCTGCTATGCAAGGTGTCCATGTAGATTTATCTGGTATTGATTCTGCATTGGCAACATTTGCTCAGGCTCGGAAGGCTATTACTGAGTCTAATCAGGTTGAGACTCTTACCCCCCTCTTAGCTAAAAAAATTATAGGAGACACTAATTACAAGAATATTGGTGTTGGTGAGTCTGGTTATTGGGATTCTAATACTGGTCGTATTTCTGCTGAATTGGACCAGTCTAGAGAACGTCAGGAACTTGAGAATGCTGTTGCTGCTGGTAAGTTGACTGCGGCTCAGACATCGCATATTTACCTACAGGCTGATGCTCAGGCTATATTAAATAAGTATATGGACGCCCAACAGCAAGCGGATCTTCTTACAAAAGCTCAGTATCTCTACAATCTTGTTCAACAAGGTGCTTTAACCGAAAAACAGGTCCAAACTGAGATTCAGCGTGCACTCCAGATTGCTGCTCAGACACAAGGTCAGCGTATTTCTAATGAAATTGCTTCTGACACTGCTGATGCTCTAATATCTGCTACGAATATGGGTTACTATACGCAATATTACGATTCTCTATGGGATTACAAAAATGTAAACAACCGTAAGAATATGCAATATTCTAAGGATAAAGCTATCCGGGACTATTACAGATGGTCTGCCGGTAACGCTAAGAAGGATTTTGATTCTTACGGCCTTCGTAATGCTATAGATTACGCATCTCGTATTTTTCAAGGCGCTGGTAATATAATTGGAGCTATGCGTCCTGGTGCTCAGATTTTCCGTAATGATTACGGCCCTCGTAACACTACTATTTATAATGGTGCTAATGGTATTGGTTACTAGCATTCTTCAGGACTAAGAGCCCATCGCGGCTCTGGAGCGATATACACCCGCCGCCCGCGTAGGGCCTGGTATAAAATGGAGCGGAGCGACTTCCCTAGAGGAGCGTTCCGCTCCGGTATTTTAGCACGTAGGTGCGCAAAGGCAAGACAGACTTGACTTGCCGTGCCTATACCCCCTATGTTATTCAAGCGAAGCCCCTAGTTGTGTCCGGAGGAAATTTGAGTTATCATCTCAAATTCGGCCCCCCCTTGTCTATAAACGCACAACTCACACCCTAACCGTAGAATAAAAAAAAACTCCGAAATATTTTGTTTATTCAAAAATTATACTTTCCTTTGCTCCGTAGAAACCAAACTCATTAGTTTATTAATATTAAAATCTTACAATTATGCAGAAATTTATTATTTCCTTAAAAGAAAAAACCACTGGTCGTGATGTTATACCGCCTTATATCGTCAATTCTCTTGACGGTCTTGGAAACTATTCTGAGCGAGTTTCTCCGCTGGGTCTTATTGTTGTTGTGGATTCGATTAAAGAAGAAAATAATTTTGTTGAACTTAAAACTCAAGCCGATGAAAAGTAATAATATTTGGAAAATTGTAATTGGTGCTGTTTCCGCTGCTCTTGGTTATATTCTTAATGCTATTGGATTATGAATTATTCTCTTATGCATTTTCTTGAGTATCTGTTGTTCTCTAACGTTCATTTCACTGTGACGAGTGCCAGACGTACTCCGGAACAGAATAAGGCTTGTAATGGTGTTCCTAATTCTCAGCATTTGACGGGTGAGGCTATTGACATTAAACCTTATGGCAATACTAGTTTCAATAAGCTGCTTGAAATGATCCATAATTATGCTGATAATATGTGTCGTTTTGATCAACTTATTATTTATCCTACATTTATTCATATTTCATTTGGCCCGCGTAATCGCTACCAAGTGATTGATAAACGTAAATAATTATGAAATTTACTCCTGATTTGCTTAAAGCTGTCGATCATTGTCAGCATCGTTCTTTCATAACTAATCGTTACACTGGTGCACGTATTGCCGTAGATTGCGGTCAATGTGATTACTGTATTCATAAGCGTTCTAAAAAAGCGTCCATGCGCGTGAAGACCGCTGGAAGTGCTTTCAAGTATTCTTATTTTGTGACGCTTACTTATGCTAATGAACATATCCCTCTGATGAATTGTGAGGTTCTGCATAGTGATTATGAAGACACTCTAAGCATTTCAGGAGATAAAGTATTCGGTTATGAATGCCACTCTTATATCCCTGTTTCTGAGTATCAACCTGAGGATTCTTCCCAATTGCGTCATATATTCTTCACGCAGGTTCAAGGCACGGTGCCGTATGACCGTGAAATTAAGAAATATGTTCCTGCTAAGGACAATTGGTTTCTTAGTATGGATGCTATTCGTAGTTTTATCCATAAATCGCAGGCCGTCGACAATTCGGTATATCCCGCTGCTGAACAATATGGTATTAATAACCTTATACCATTCTTAAATTATGTTGATGTTCAGAACTATATTAAACGATTACGTAAACATTTATTTCAACAATTGGGTACTTATGAATCGCTACATTTCTACGCTGTGGGTGAATATGCCCCAGTCCATTTCCGCCCGCATTATCATATCTTATTATTCACGAACTCGAGAGAAGTCTCAGAGGTATTACGACAGTGTCACGATAAGAGTTGGAAACTCGGTCGTACAGATTTCCAGCTTGCCCGCGGTGGAGCTGCTTCGTACGTTGCGAGTTACGTTAACAGCCTTAGTTCTGCTCCCCTATTATATCGATCATGCCGCGCATTTAGACCCAGGCAAAGAGCGTCTCTTGGATTCTTTGAAAAGGGTGAGGTTTTCGACCAGAATGAAGACCCTTATCACGCGATCGAGCAAAAAATCGATTCTGTCATTAATGGACGAATCTATAACTTCAATGGAATTAGTGTTAAATCAACTCCCCCCATGTCGTATATCCGTACCTTATTGCCCCGATTCCCAAGTGCTCGCTATGACGATGCTGTTGCGATTGCTAGAATTATTCGAGCTGTTGCAGACGCGCCGAAAAGAATGGCAAGGTTCGGTATTATAGATTATGATTCCGATTCTATTCTTTCTGTGACTCGTGCTTATTATCAGTATCTTACATTAAATCATCACCTAACCAATGAAGACGAAATTATATTACATAATGCTCGGTGCCTTACTCGGCTCTGTAACAGTTCTTCTGATGTCGATATTAAATCTTATATTAATAAGTTGTATCGGCTATT